GCTTAGCTTTTAGGGTTGATGGTGAGACCGACTCATCAGTAACCGTTCCAGCTATAGCCTCAGCATCAGAACAATAAGCCGCTACTACTGCTGCTTGCCATGTAGGAGCTGATCCAGCTCCAGTAGCAGTAAGAAGATGACCTGCAGTCGTTCCACCAGTAGAAACTCCAATAACATTAGCTGCTGAAGCAACTAGAACATCTCCTATCGCTACTGTGGCAGGATAAGTCGCTGTAGTCCATGTTGGATTTGAGCCTGCGACGCCTGTTAGGATAGTACCCACTCCGCCTACAGCTAAGGCTTCTATAGGCCCTGCCGTAGCGCCTACTAGTAAGCCACCATCAGTAAATGTGCTCGCTCCCGTACCACCATCAGAAACGGGAACATCTGTTCCATCAGCCCTATAGACATATTTAGTGCCTATTGTAACGCCTGTATTTAAATCACAGGTTGGATCATTAGCATTAGTAATAGTAATGAAAGGTACATACGCTGTTCCATCAACATCATATCCCTGGATAAGCATTGTATCTGTATCTGTGGTAGTTGTTTGAATACTTCCAGTGTCAGCCATTGTAACACTTGTAAGAGCTGTTAATGCTGCATCAAGAGTAACTGTAACTGCTGCAGCTGCACCACTTGTTGTTATATTTGTTCCACCAGATATTGTTACTGTGGCACCTGTTGCAGAACCAGAATCACTATCTAATGTTCCTATTCCGCCACCAGCAGCAGCTTGCCATGTAGGAGCTGAGCCTGCTCCATTTGCAGTAAGAAGATGACCTGCGGTTGTCCCACCAGTAGAAACGCTAATAACGTTAGCTGCTGAAGCAACTAGAACATCTCCTATCGCTACCGTTGCTGGATATGTTGCAGTCGTCCATGTAGGATTAGCGCCTGCGACTCCAGTAAGAATGGTGCCCACTCCGCCAACAGATAACGCTTCGATTGCAGTTGCAGTACCAGAACCAACAAGTAGTCCGCCATCAGTTTGTGTGCCTAACTTTGCTTTTAAAGATGTTGGAATAATAGCAACTGAACCAGCACCACCTGCTATAGATTCTGCGTCAGTCGCAAGTTCTACTACACCAGTTAATGAATCGGTTGCAGCTCTACAATCTAAGGCTAATGTTCCAGCTCCTGGAGTAAACGCTATTGTTCCAGTAGAACTAATTGTTCCAAAAACTGGATCTGCTGCGCTAGAACCAAGAAGTACCTGACCGTCAGTTCCTACAGTTAACGCTGCTATTGCTGTGTCTGTACCTTCTCCAACAAGCACACCATGCGCCGTTTGTGTTCCTAGTTTAGCCTTTAATGTTGATGGAGCCACTGCTTCATCCGTAACAGTTCCCGCTATAGCCTCAGCGTCATCACAATAAGTAACTCCAGCACCAGCCGCTTGAAATGTAGGGGCTACTCCGACACCGTTAGAAGTTAAAATATGCGTAGCTGTTCCAACAGCAGTTGTAACTATAGACGTACCATCAAAGTAGTTAACGCCATAAGTGTTAGTCATTGAGCTAGAGTTCGTCCCACCATCGGCAATTGCTACATCAGTTCCATCTGCTCTATACACATACTTTGTGCCAATAGTGACGCCTGTATTTAAATCACATGTTGGATCATTAGCGTTTGTAATAGTTATAAAAGGTACGTATGCTGTTCCATCAACATCGTATCCCTGGATTAGCATAGTATCAGTATCTGTAGTTGTAGTTTGGATACTTCCAGTATCTGCCATTGTAATACTTGTCATACCTGTAATTGCAGCATCAAGATTAACTACTGGAACTGCAGCTGTACCTCCCACAGTTGTATTAGTACCATTACCAATAGAAGTAACTACTCCAACTGTTGGAGTTTCCCATGTCAATGCACTTCCTACTCCATTTGTGGTCAAAACTTTGCCGGCATCTCCAGCAGCAAACCAACTCGCAACTGCTCCAGTAGTACCAATAAGAAATTGACCTGTTGCACCTTCTGCTGTAGCCGTAACTGCATTTGTTGAATTACCAATTAAAACACCATGGTCTGTTAAAGTACTTGCACCAGTACCACCAAAGGCTACTTCTTGAGGTTTATTTGCCCCAATACTATTCATTGTTGCCATTGCTGCTCCTTATAACGTTTTTTTAAAGATTCACTTATTTTATTTCTTGTTTTATGAGAAACAAGATGTCCATTCTTGTGAAGTTTCATATGGCACGACTTACACAATGTTATTACATTATTTATATCAAATCTTAAATTGGGATATTCTTCCCAGTTTTTAATATGATGTACATGTAAAACATGAGTTGAAGCGCATTGCTTACATTTATATAAATCTCTTTCAAGCGCTTTTTTAATATAAGCCTTATATTCCAAAGAATTTCTTCCATCAACTTTATATTTATTCCATGGAATATTGCCTTTTTTAAAAGTTATTCCAGTACTAGGAATGCCTTTTTGAAATCCTGCTCCATTTGGCATTACGTGTCCGGGTTTAAAAGAAGTATTATTTGGTTTTGAAACCCCTTTTGTACCTTTATTCCAAGGTTTTTGACCCTTTTTAAACCTTGTAGAACTTATTCTTCCGGTTGCTGGCCTGAATTTCAAATTATGGCACTCGTTACAACGTTTTTCATACCATATTTCTTGCGTACGTTTAGACTTACCTTTTTTATAAAACTTACTTAATGATTTTTCAATTCCACAATCTGCGCATATTCTCATAATATAATCCTTATTAAAATTATAAGTATACAAGACCACCGTTACTACACCAGCGTTAAGTTGCCAACACTAGCTGTTATGTTAAACGTTGTATCAGCCACTACACATACTAATTCAACACCATCATAGGCTTGAGTTGCGGCTAACGATCCACCAACTCCAACTGTTGTTGTATCAGAACAAAAGTTTATTGATTGCAGTGCGTTCTGTGCAATTAAAAACAAGCCAGCACCTAATCCTGTAATCTTTATGATACTTCCCTTTGCGGCTGTTACCGGTAAGGTAGCTGTAATCAATGTTCCACGATTCATTATGTAAGCGCTATTAACAGCTAGATTAACAGTTGCATCTGTTACTTCTGTCCATACCAATTGACCACCATTTGTAGCAGGTAAAACCCCAGTAACACCATTAGTTAGATCTATTTGTGCCCATGCAGGATTATTAGTTGCTCCAGTATTAGATAGATACCTTGTGGCATTAGCATCTTTGGTTAGTGCTACAATAGTATTATCAGCTGAAGAATATAAAAGATCGCCTTGAGAACTTGTACTTGGATATGTAGCAGTCGTCCACGCTGGGTTTGCTCCGCCTACTCCAGTTAGAATAGTTCCAGTGCCTCCAACAGCTAAAGCCTCTATTGCTGCTGCTGCTGCACCAACTAATAATCCTCCGTCAGTGAGTGTACTTACTCCAGTACCACCTTCTGATACATCCAAATCATTATTTAAGGTAATTACACCAGCATTAGACATTGTAAGTAGATCTGTACCTGCTGAAGGGGTAGCTCCAGAGGTTATCTTAAATGGATCATCAGCTACAGAATTATCTATACCCATTGAATAGGTTCCACCACCAGTTACTAGGTAATTAGTATACGGATCACCAGTTGAAGTTGTTCCACCAACAGAGACATTCATAGCTGCATTAGATGCTGTTGCAGTATTATCTGTGTTAGCGACTGTTAAGTACCTAGTTCCTGCTATTTCAGGTCCACTACATTTTAGATCACCATCGCTAGGGCTTTTAACCTCATAGAAGATACCAGTAGCGGTGACAGTAGCTCCGTCAGCAGCAACAACATCATCAAATATTGCAGATACCGTTGCTCCAGCACCAACAAGGTATGAATAACTCGCACCTGCTACGTCAGTTACATGTATATGATTAAAAAAGAATCTAGAGTTCGAGGCTGTATCAGCACTAAAAAACCCATATCCAGTGTTATTCGTTGCAACTACATGAACATCGTTTCTGAAAAACTCACTAGATGTTCCGGTACCACCAAGATAAGCAAGACCAGTTACGATTGTTGAACTCGGATCTGTAACCGTAATCTTACAATCGTGAATTTCAAAATTACCAGTTGACGCGGTATCAATACCTACACCACTTACTAAGGCTGTACCACTGTTAGTAATTGTTAAATCTTCAATAATAGCTAATGAGATAAGCCCACCATTAGCAACAGAAAATGCTGCTTTTTGAGCCGTAGCCCCGCCATCTCCAGTATGGTAGAAATATACTTTACCTAAAATGACAGTGATAGCTCCTGCGCCAGTAACCCTAGCAACACCAGCTTGAGCAACTGCTGCTACATTTGTAGAAGTTGTCATGCTTAATCGGCATTCTTTAAACGCACAAGAACCAGCAACGCCAGTTATAGTCCATATTGCAGTTGTTGCAGCAGTACAAGAAATCATGAAATACTTGTATTGAATGCCTGTATATCCAACAAAGTCGATAACATTTGCATCTGCTTGAGTAATCTTACAAGAGTTAGGCTTACCCTGTGCGATCAAAGTTACATTATTTGCAGTATGGGTTACTGTCTCAGCATACTCTCCAGGATAAACGATAATTGTATTACCTGCTGCCGCTGCAGTAACAGCTGCCTGGATAGTTAACTTTGCCTTACTTGATGTTTTACCATTATTGGCATCATCACCATGCTTTCCAACATAAAGTATATTATCTTGATCAACATCAACTGCACTTGCAGATAAATCTAATGTTCCAGCACCAGGAGTATATGTTACAGTGCCGTCAGTAGAAGCTAATGTTGCGAAAATTGGATCTGCTGCGCTTGAACCTAGAAGCACTTGTCCGTCAGTTCCAACAGCTAAAGATGTTAATGCTCCAGCCGCACTTCCAATCTGTACAGCATGTTCAGTAGTTCCAGTTACAGCAATAGAAATAGAGTTAGCACCTTCAGTAGATGTAATGTTATTACCATCTGTTAAGGTAGCCCAAATAGGCACATCGCCAGTCTTTGATATAAGCAGCATACCATCTGTGCCATCTGCAAGTGATGAAATATCACCGGTAGCGGAAGACCTGACAGTACCAGCTGTTAGACCAGAAATATTAAGATCGTCTATTATAACGTGACCAGTTCCCTTAGCTGTAATAGTTAAATCGATATCAGCATCTGTTCCATCAGCGCTTAAGGTAGTTCCTGCAAGAGTAACACCTGCAGCAGCTACGTTAGTATCAAATGTAGTAGCATTCACCGTAGTCAATGTAATCGTTGCATCTAAATTAACTATAGGATCAGCTGCCGTACCTGTCATATTGATGTTTGTACCACCAGAAACAGAAGTAACTGTACCAACACCATTAACTTGCCAACTAGGGGCCACTCCGACTCCTCCATCCGTTAAGACGAACCCTGCTGTATCAGGTGCCAAAGTTGTTATTGTATTAGCTGCAGATGCAATAAGGATCGTTCCTATAGCAGCAGTTGCTGGGTAAGTAGCTGTTGTCCATGTTGGATTTGCGCCTGCAACTCCAGTTAAGATGGTACCAACTCCGCCAACTGCTAAGGCTTCGATTGCGTTAGCTGCTGCGCCTACAAGTAGTCCACCGTCTGTAAATGTTGAAGCACCTGTACCACCGTAAGAGACAGCAAGGTCTGTCGTAAGTGTTAATTCTGTTGTTGCAAGTACGCCAGCACCTTTAGGGGTAACGTTAATAGAAATATCAGCGTCTGTACCGTCAGCCAATAAGGAAGTTCCAGAAAGCGTTACCCCAGAAGCGTCAACATCAGTATCAAAGGTAGGTGAATAAATAGTTCCTGTTCTAAGAGTGCTAGTTACATCTTCAGTAACCGTTGCTGCGCTTGCGCTACTATCTTCATATGAGACAGATACAAGTTTAACTGTACCTGTGCCACCGATAGCAGCAACATTAGATGTATTTATTGCAACGTTGCTTAGCACTGTAGTAACAGATGAAGTTGTTATAAATGATGTATCAACACCAGTACTAAATCTAGAGTTACCAATATTTAAGTTTACATCTCCAGATACTGTTACTGTTTCTAAAAGTAGAGATCCTGAATCTATAATAGAATCTTCTACTCCAGACAAGTTTATTGGACAACCTATTACACTATTATAAATGCTTACCGAACCATCCATAGTAATAGATTTTGTTGTACCAACCCCAATATAGGAGCTTTCAATAGATAACCAAGCTGTGCCTGCGTTATTAAAGATACCATTAACTGTAGAAGTATCAGAACACATACTTATATTAAGCTCACCACCTGCAGCCCAGTTAGGTAAGTTTCCAATATATCCATCAGTACAGGTAAAGGTACAATTTTCAAGATAAATTAAAGCTGTACCTGCGGCTGCTGAGTAAATAATATCAGTAGTAGACCCAAGTCCTAAGTTACTAATTTTAACATTACCGGTAGCAGGCGGAGTATGAACTCCTGTAACAACGGTTTCGAAGTTTGTATAACCCTGGATACCTATTCCATCATAAAGGGTTAAATCTTCAGTATACGATCCTGCTCTTATAAATACTATTGCTTCCACGCCAGCTGTGTTTGCTGCGTCTAGAGCTGATTGTACAGTTGTGTATGGGCTGTTCCCACTATCATCAACAATATAAATAGAGCTCTCGTAATGATTCGTACTAGTTTGATATGCCATAACCATTTCCTCCTATATAATATTGAACACACCTACAGCAGCAGTTACTGCCCATGTAGTATTTTCCACTCTACATACAAGACGAATAGTATCATATCGATGACTTGCTTTTACTGATCCGCCAACTCCTACAGTAGAGCTTAAACTACCGTACTGTATATTTTGCCCTGCATTTTGAGTTATTTGGAATAATCCAACACCTTCACCCACAATAGCAATAACCGTTCCAACTACTGCTGATACTGGCAAAACGAAAGTAGTAAGCGGAGCTCCGGCATTAATATATCCATGGCCAGTAGCCATAGCTACAGGAGTGCCGGCTTCCCTAGTCCAAGTAAGTATTGGCATCAAAGGGTTAAAAGAATATGTAATTTGACTCACGACAGTGTCTCCTATCCATAATTATTCTCCGTAAGCAACAGATAAATAAACGCTTCCAGTAGTTGGTGCAATAACTAATTGTTTTACGTAAAAGCTAGTTCCAGTACCTATATACCAGCCATTTCCTCCAGCTTCATTACTTACAACATCAATAATTCTTGATGTATTTGCAGGTAAAACAAAATGATCATCTATTCCATCAATAGAGATTTGCAATGCAGCATCTGTTGAATTATACATATCATACATCCTTAATGGATGTTCCATTTCAGCACCTATACTCATATATACAGCACCAATAGAAGCGAAGCCCAGCGAACGTTGAGGCTCCATCATAAATCTTATACTTATATCAGCCATTGAATTCCTTACTCTTGATAAAAACCAGAAACAATTAATATTCCACCCTTAGGAAGATTACCCCACGCCCTAACATATACTTTAGTCTTATCTCTAAACAAACTCTTTTTGTTTAACCCTCTAGAACAAAGCTGGACGTTTAGATCGATTGAGCTATTTGCCTTTAAATACTCATGCCCATAAGTACCATCAAAACTAATAACGATAGGCTTATCCATAGTACTTTTGATTCTTATAAGATTTAAAGGTCCATCAAAACCATCAACATCTACAACCTTAAAGTCACCAGTTAGGTTTGCAGCTAAAAAGGTCTGCAACTCCATGTTTTTTATAGAATCTTTACTCATTGTAGTAACCGCTAACATAAACTAAGCCAACGCCAGCTGTTCCACGTATATTAACTATTGCTCCTTCCTTAAGCTTAGCTACATAGTTATTAGGAGCTGCATTAAGTTGAAAATAAGTTTCTATCCTATCTCCAGCTGGAATATATTCATGATCTGTTATACCATCGTAACTTATAAATACATCAGTATTAGAATCATTTGTTATTCTAATGAAACATAAAGCACCTTCAAGTGGATTGCCTACTTCAGAATAGGCTCCTGCTCCTATAGTGGCAGTATCTACAGACTGAAGTTCAATTGGTACTATAATATCTTTTGCCATTACTAACTCCCTTAATGTAATATAAGGGCCTAAAATAAATTAGACCCTTATATAAATTGTGATTGTAGTATGAAATTCTGTTTTAATTAAACAGTTTCAGCAACTGCTTCTTCTACCTTATCATCATCGGGTCTAGCAGCCTTCATTTGCTCTTGTGCTTTTTTATGCCAATTTGATATTACATCCATTGCTTGGAATGCAGCATCAAAGGATTCTCCAAATGGTGCTCCAGCTGGAACACTAAAGACATATCTTCTCTCACCCTTAACTACTTCAATGTTAACGCTAGAAGTAACTTTAAATTCTTTATCTTCCATATTTTCCTTTCATTAGATTATTAATAAAATACTACCATTATATTTTAACATGTTTCTATTTTTGATATGGCTCATATATAAAATAGTTATATATGAGCCATATTAAAGTTATTAATTAACTAAGAACTATAATAGATATTATTACGTCACCAGCAAGATCTGCTCCACCATTATTTTGAGTTTTTATCTCAACTGAGCCGGCAGCAGGCTTAACCTGCTCAAGAGTCATGCGAGCATCTGCTGCACCCGTATTGCCGACCGTAACAATAAGACCTGAAGTTGCAGAGATTTCACTATTAGTAATAGTGAATGTCTCTTGAGCAGTTGTTGCAGTTGTTTGTCCAGTTAATGTTGCAACAGTTACTTTACCATTAAGGGTTATTGAATTTGCAGCTGCAGTTCCTGTGGCAGGTTGTATGTCTACGTTTCCACCAGCAACTAAAACGATTCCGCCAGTCCCAGAACCAAGTGACATAGCCGAAACACCGTTCGTTGATCCAACGTTTGTTGTATGATCTGTAGGGTTAGCACCGAAAGTACAGTCCCCAGTACCTCCGTAGATATTTACGCTAGTTGCTCCAGAGTCGTTTCCTATTACTAGGTCTCTCTGAGCTGCACCGTCTCCGATATTTATACCAAAAGCATTTGCACCCGATCCGATTGAGATAGCTCCGCCTGTAGAATCTATAGTTGCTGCACCAACAGCATTTACATCCCATATTCCACCAGCTGTTTGAACAAAGTTTCCGGTTCCTGCTTGTAAGGTCAATGCAGAAGCGTCGGTTGTGCCCCCAACCCTAACGGTATGAGCTCTAGCATTAACACCAATGTCAATATTTCCAGTACCAGAATTTACAACTACAGAGGTTGCGTCTGTAGCATTACCCAAGGTGATAATTCTTTGAGCACCACCCGTTCCGATAGCGATATTTTGAGCATCTGCTCCAGCGCCAATAGAAAGAGCTCCACCGGTTGAATCTATTGTTACTGCACCAACAGCATTTACATCCCATATTCCGCCTACAGTTTGTGTATAAGCGCCCGTGCCTGTTTGCAAGATCAATGCTGAAGTTGTGTTGGTTGAACCTACAGTTGTTGTATGTGCGTTTGTAGAAGCTCCAACTGAGACTCCAGCAGTACCGCAATCTAGAATTACTGAACTTGCTGCGGTTGTGTTCCCAACCGTGACAACTCTCTGAGCCCCGCCCGTTCCGATATTTATATTTTGGGCAATAGCATCATTTCCGATACCTATAATTCCACCTGAAGAGTTAAGCTCAAGAACTCCAATAGCATCAAGAGTCATATCATCAGTAGAAGTAGCTATGAGATTTCCTGTTCCTGAAGCCAAAGTAAGGCTGGATGCACCTGTGGCGTTTCCTAAACTTACATCTTTAGCTACTGCGTCTACACCAAGTAGGATAGCAGCTGTGCCTGTTTGAAGAGTAAATGCTCCGTTAGCACCATCTACTGTCATACCACCAGTACCGAAATCAATATCTATTCCACCAGCAGCATCTGCTGAATTAAGACTTATTGAATCAGCTGCGGCTAAACCAGATCCGATAGCAACACCACCAACATCAGAATGCATATATACTGAATCATTAGCGGTACCTTGATCAGCATGAATATGGATAGCTTCGTTAACACCAGCATTAGCATGTAAATAAATAGCGTTAGCAGCATTATCATCAGAAACTATAGTACAAGTACCAGCAAGCATGTCAAGATCGTTAGTAGCTGTTATTGATGCTACAGAAACAATGTCATCTGCAAGTCTAATACGTACTGTATTTAAAGTTGCACCATCTGTTGTTATATTTACGTCATAACCTTCAAAAGTAGTTAAACCAGCAACTGTAGGATCTACCGGCCCACCAGCATCAGTTCCAAATGTTGTACCTGTAGCACCTGGATTAGTAATAGTTATTGTTCCAGCAGCTTCTGTAATAGTTATACCACCGCCAGCTGTTAAGGTACTCCAGGCTGGAGCTAATCCAGTTGATCCAATTAAAACTTGTCCGTCTGTGCCCGCTGAAGTAGCTAATAGTCCAGCTGCACTGTTAACTACAACACCAGCTGTAACATATGCAGCAACGTTAATAGCACCTGTGGTCAATGTAACATCACCAGCTGCTAGTATTACATCACCAGCTGTGACATTAATGTCACCAGGATTAACAGTAATAGCATCAAAGTTTCCAGAACCACCACCACAATTGGTCCAATTAGAAGAACTTGCAACAATGCTTGTCAAAATATAAACATTGTCAGTGCCAGTTACATCTTTATAACACCAAACTGTACCTATTTCAGCTCTATCATTAACAGTAGGTACTCTAGTAGCAACAATAGGTTCATTAAATACATCAACCCTAGGATTACCTATACCATAGGCACTCTGGTTTTTCTTATATACAGCCATCTCTGACTCCTTTTAATTAAATAAAAAAACTTATCAACTTAAGTTCACATTATTTCAGTTTTTTATGCAATGTTTAATAAAACTTGATATATAAATATATAAATATATACTTAAAGAGGAAGGTAAATAATGAAGAAAAATGATAAGACTAAGTTGTTATTGATAGAGGTTCCGATAGAGTTCCATGCTGAGATAAAAGCTATGGCTGCCCTTAGGAATATAAGCATAAAGAAGTTGATCATGAGGCTGCTTTATACTGAGTTAAAGCGTTTAGAAGAATATAAATAGTTAGGAAATTATGATAACAAGAACAGAATTTGATGAATTAGTATCGGATTGGGCTGTATTCATGGAAGATACTAACGCAGAAATGGAACTTATTAAACAAGCAGTAAATAGTTACACACGTGAAATCACGACTACAATACGAAAAAGACTAAATGAATTAGAAAATAAAGTTGAAACTCTTTCTAAGTCTATTATAAAAATTAAAAAAAAATCCAAATCTTTTAAGTCAAATAAAGATTTGGTCAAAACAATGCCAGAGATCTCTAAAGAGTTAAAAGACATTATCGAGAATGGGAAGATATGATAGAGTACGTTTAGAAGAATATAAATAAAGTTGGGGGGGGGATATTATGGTAACAAAAGAAGAATTTAAATTTTTATTAAAGATGCTTAAAGATTTCGCAGAAAACATACAAAAAGATATTGATGAAATACGAATAAGACTAAATGAATTAGAAAATAAAGATAAAATATCTTCTAATAAAAAATGTATATTTACGCAAGAAAAAAAGTTAGAGATTTTACGTAAAAACAATATAGATGATTTAAATCTTCCTGTAATAACTAAAAGGTGTTTAAAAACTGCACAAATAGAACAAATATCAGATCTAGTTAGTCTAACAAGGGAAGACTTATTAAAAATTAAATATTTTGGTAATAAGTCTCTTTGGATAGTCATGAATATCCTTAATTCTCTTGGTTTAAGTTTAAAAGAATATAAATAGCTGGGGGGCTACTATGAAAGAAAAATCAACTGAAACATTGGGAACATTAATCTTATTAATTTTAATAATCATATTGTTCCCTCAGATACTTATTATATTACTAGCTATTGCGATACCAATAAGCTTCTTACAATTTTACCTTAAAGCAGATTAACCTTTACCTAATAGTGTATTTAATGCGCCAGTAATTATTTTTGATGGTGAATAAACTTGTGCTCCAGAAAGGATAGATGGTTTTGTCTTTCTTTGCTTAACTGGCATACCTGATCTAAACTTTTCAGCAAGTGCATCTAATTTAGGACCTATTCTTTCTTCTATCATAAAATCTAAATTATCTGGAAGATCTTTTCCATATTTAGCCTTGATATCGTTATTTGCATTATATCTAAGCTCCTTAGCTTCGTTAACAACTCTCATATTATGAATTACTTTTCTCTTACCTTCTCGAGACTGTGTTAATGTAGGTATAGTTTTAAGAAAGCTTTCAACTTCTATAACACTAACTCTTCCTCCAGGAAAATAGTTTTTTATATTTTTCAGGAATCCAGTACTTATTTTTTCAAATTCTTGAGAATCTGGAGTCATTAAAGAGTCTAAATTAAGCCCTACCTTACTGAAAAGCTTATACATTGAAGCAAGCCTTGGTCTAGTTAAATTCTTAGCACTTACTATTTCATCTAGTCTATCCAAATCTCTAATTTCAGTTTTAGATGTTTTATAATCACTTATAATATCTTTAGATATAGTATTGTTTTCTTTTCTAAGCTCGAGCATGTCAGCTCTTTTTTCTTTTCTATCTTCTGTATTTTCTTTCTGTATCACCTTGCGTTCTTGACTTTGAGCTTTAAGCACTTCTTTATTATCACCTCTAGAGGCAATCCAGGCATCTTTTCCCGCTTTATTTATTCTAGCATTTTCATCTACCTTACGTTGCTGATCTTGTGTTGCAACCCTGTTGACTACATCCTGATCCGAAAAACCCATAGGTTGCTGATCTGGCTGAATTAACTGTTCTAGCTGACCAGGTTGTGTCTGTTGTGTAGGATCGACAGCAGTAGGATCAACCGGAGTCGGCTGTGTATCAAACTGCCTTAATCCCTGTTGGAACTGCTGGTTCTTTTGTATTTGTGGCAATAAAGTTTTCAAAATATCATCTGGCAAGTAAGACAAAGCTTGCGCCTGCTGTCCAGGCATTACGCCAGTCATTCCAGCCTGCTTCTGCATCTGTCCTAGCTTTGCAGTGATTAAAGACTGTAAGCCTGAAGATAATCCACCACCTAAGCTTGCTCCTATCTCAGCACTTGGAGAAAGCTTATCAAGTATCGTTGTTGCCATTACTTTCCTCCCTGATTTTGAAACATATTTTCAAGCTTCGGCATCATTTTCTGTAATTGTTGAGCTTGAAAACCTTGGCCAAACATAGGCATACTGCCCTGGAATAAAGACTGTCCAAATCTCTGCAATCCACCCATCTGTCCTGGTTGATATATATTATCAAAGCCAGGCTGCATACCAATGCCTAAAAGCTGTTGTAATAGGCCTCTATTTTGCAAACCATATTGTGCGCCTTGAGCAGCTAGTCCTTCTTCAAGGTCTGCGCCAGCTCCGGCAGCTGCACCCATGAAATCACTTGATCTCTGTCCACCCTGGCCAAAAGAGGTAAAACGTTCAGCTAATGAAGGTATAGTCTGAGTTTGAAATTGTGATCTTGCTCGTTGTGCAATAGGATCAAAGCCTTGTGACGGATCTTGCAATCCTTGCATAGCCATTTGTCCTGCCTGTTGTTGCCAAGCTTGTTGTTGTGGACTTAATATTGGTAACTGTGTTGTCTGAGCTTTCTGAGATTTTCCAAAAAGAGAACCTAAAGCCCCTAGACCAGCTGCTCCTGCAGATAAACCTAACATTGTTGGTGATGGTAAACCAAACATAATACTCCCTTTCTAATTTTATTACAGCTCCACATACTCGACTACTACATAGGTCGTCGTAAATGCACTTCTATCTTTTCCGACTGTTATATTAATATATGTAGCATCTACGTATAACTCAATTATATCAGCTGCGGTAGAAGTAGCATAAGGAATAGGTAGATAAATCTTACCTGTTAGATCTGACGTAGTACCATATATCCTTGTAAATTTATATGACCAATTAGCATCAAGATCATGAGCTATCTGTGTATTGCCCGCAGCATTCTTCAATACACCAAAATCTATTACCTTTCTATAGACCGGCCTCTGTACCTGTCTATCAGGATCAAAATAACTTTGGCCAGCAAGAGTTTCAGTAGCGTCATAGATACCTATATCCTTTGAGTTAATAGATAACAACAAGTTATTAACGTTATCAGAAATAGATGTTAAAAGAGTCTTGAACTCAGGAGACTTAACGTCTATCGAATCTATCTTAGATGTATCTATTACGTTACTTATGGATAATAATGTTGAATTATCTAATGCCATTACCTACCCTCCTTCATGGTATATAAAATCATACCCTGTAACTCAAAGTTAGCTAAAGCATACTTCTTATCAAGCATCTGATCTTCACTCAAAGTTATGTTTATATTCACGAAATCACCAAGCGCCTGAAAATAAATAGTCTTCCAGAGTATATCCCTATAAACCTCTAAAGGATTAAGAATAATATCTCCATGAAGATCTAGAACATTAGTTCCTAAAGAAGCATTAGAAACATTACCCTCGTTAACAAAATCAATACCCTTTATAGCGTCTACATTATAGTTAACTATAGCTTTACCATTTCCAGTATTCTTTATACAAAAATCCATCCTGGCTAGGTATACTCTATCACCAGTCTTAACATACGGGTTCCAGTCCTTAGACTGAAGTTCTATCTTAGAGACTCTTGATAAAGTACCATTGCCTACATAAGTACCAGCAAAAGTAAGATCGGTTAATAATATTGAATCAGCGTCAATCCAAACAGCTTTAAATATATTGTTATAAGATGCAACAGAATCTCTAGTTACGCTTATGTTACTGTCTATAAGCTCAACGTAATCTCCATCTGCTATATTATGTTTAGGAATAGTTAACGTTGCTATACCAGTCGCTATAGTTAAGTTAGCTATAGGTAAGACTTTAGCATTATAATTTTTAGTATTATCGATTGAAAACAGGTATCCCTTATGGTTACCAGCTATAATTCTTCTAGACTGTGCTTGTCTGTATCCGCTTCCCCATGTAGCATCGGAACTCCAAGGTCCAGCTGATGACCATGTAATATCTCCGGACTGTTCAAAATAACCAAAAGTTGTTATCGTATCGTCATAAATTGACCATGACCTACTATCATAATTATAAGCTAATATCTTGTTAGGATATTTGTGCGTAGATTCGTTGGCATAATCTAAAAAGGTCCAATAAATAAAGTTATTTGAATAGTCTTTGATGCCATTAACAAGCTGTGTTCCTTCAGCAGATCTTAAAAAGCTAAATATTTCATCTGGTATTTGTTTATCTATGCGACCAACACTTACACCGTTACAGGCGTAAACACCAGTAGTATCTATAGTCAAAATCTCACTCTCAATATTAACAGTAGAGAAGGTAGACTCACACCCAACGTCAGCAGAAATAGACTTCCATATAAAGGGTAAACCTGTATTTCCTGTATATGCTAACTCCCAAGTGCTACGTTCAAAATAGACTATAAGCCTATCCTTAATAACAGCAGCTGACATTATCTGTTCCTCAATTGGAGCGTCTATATATCCACCACCATCAGCTTTATCAGCACCAATAACCTGTCTTCGCTGTAGCCATGCATTATTACTAAATGGATTACCGTTATGTGAGTATCTAACCCTATTAGGATGAGCAGAGTTAGTAATCGTTGGAGCTATATCTTTTTCAACAGTATTTAATAGTAAGAGTCTATTTTTCCAAGCTATTATTATCTTACAGGAAGAAACTATATCTGAAGCTGAATTAAACTTTGTATAAGCTGAAAAGTCTCCCCATGTAGTATTGTCATAATAATAAATAGGATCATCAGTAGCTGGAGGATTAACTCCTAATGTATAGTTAAAGTTCGTTGTGAATAAAGCTATTTGATCGGCTGTTGGTCCTAGATAGTTAGCTGACCAGAAGAACTGTTTATAGTCTCCATGAAATGTAGCAGTAAACGTAGTGTCTTTAATAAAAGATGTTCCGGAATACCTATAAATAAACTGAGTATCATAAACATATGTCGCATGCTCGTTTACTGGTCCCTTTTCATAATGCGTTATCCCCATTATAGGTTCACATGGATAAAAATATATTACGCTAGCTGGAGTTGCTCCAGTAATAGTATAAGCGCCAGTTGTTGTATTAAATGTTCCAGCTCCAGCACCCGTTGAAAGCATTGCTCCAGGAATCCCCAAAGCAGGAACGGTAAATATCTCTGTGTCTATAGAAAACTGTTGACCTACCTTAAATATAAGTCCAGGAACTATTCCAGTAGCTGTTCCTGCTACTGTTGTTGTGCCATATCCAGTAGGATAAAAATATGTTGTTATAGTAGGCGTAGCTCCGTTAATAACAAATGCTCCAGTGGTAGTATCAAATGTATGAACTGTAGCAGCACCTGTAGTTGCCATTACGCCAGGAGTTCCTAAAACAGTAACAGTAAATATCTCTGTACCTATAGAAAACGATTGCCCTACAGCAAATACTGTACCAGCAACAGTTCCAGCAAGATCTCCAGCTCCACTAGTTGCTCCTAGGTCTTCAGTAGTACTCAGTAATCCTATCCTCGCTCTTGACAATAATTGATCGCCAATAAGAGCAGAGCCAAACCTTTTCTGGATTTTACCCCTAGATACATGCAAGTTCTGCAACTTACTGAATGAATTATCTGTTGTCAGCCAACTCGCCATGTCCTTAACTAGTCCACTCTTATATGGAGCTATTAAAAAGCGATCATATGCCATGTTAGATTCCTATAGCTAAATAAGTAAACTGACACGTATCTAGATCGTTTTGATATCTCCTTGTTGCTACAACAGTAAAATTATCTGTGCCGCCATACCCTCTAAGCCTTATTTCTCTATTCATATTAGCGCCATCTGTTCCATAAGGAGTTAACTGAACAGAATAGACTACTGTTGGGAATGGAGTAGCATAAGAAATTGTTCCAAGGCCAGTAGCAGTAGCTAATCCCCATTTCAATATTAAACCAGATGGTAATACTTCGTATCCAGGAGTAGCGTGTCCTACCGTAGACGGAGTTAAGTTAAATATTGTTCCACTGTTTTCTTTTCTAAGGTACAAGTTAGGCTCAGTAACATTATCTTTAATATACAACGCCATTTCATTAACCAAAGTAGCCTGGTCAACCTGCTCAGTAAGCTTGACCCATTTATGCTTACCTTGACCGTTAGCTGCGCCAAAGGTTTCGTGATCTACTGAAATAACAGTATTAATATCTAAGAAATTTTGTTTAATTTTAGGCTGACTTACTGAAAGAGTTTCATCAATAGTAAAAGGAACGTCGGAATATGCCATTTATTCTCCTCCTGAGTATATTGTAGGAACACGCTTTCTTGCATTTTGAACAATCTTGCGTCTCGTAATCAATACTTCTTGTTTTTTAAACTGAGGCATAAGTATTTGAACACCTTCAGTATCTAATCTATCCTGTAAAATCTTTATAGCTGCTCCATATGATATGTATTCAGCCCATTCAGCTAGCTGTGGAAGACCAGTAGTAAGTTCTGTAGGCCTAATATTAACAGTAACTTCTACTCTGTATGTCATGTCAGGAACAGGTCTTAATGTAAACTTGTCTTCAACAAATAAGATACTTGTGGGTTTACTTGCTACATAATTTACCGCTTGAATCCATACATATTCGCCAGAAGCAGGAGGTGTAGTGAATGTTATATCGTATACACCCGTTGTGTATGTAATATAACTAAAAGCGTCGACTGAACCAGTAAAGCCACCCGATCCGTTATCTACTAAAACAAGAGGGAAACCTGCTGTATCTACCGTAGAAACTGTTACCTGATCTTTAAGGATAGGGTGTGCGTCAAGAGTACCAGTAAAAACTGTAGTAATACCATTTCCTGTACCTATGTTTACCTTATAATTAGGTTTAGGATACATTGTATAAAATTCTTCAGTATCCTGGAAAAACTGTACTTCGCTTCCAGCCACATAAATAGGGTCAATAACATTGGTGTATCTATTTTTAAAATTGTACAACGGAGCCGTAGTATCAATTGTATTTGTTTCATATATATCTACATTTGCTGACGTGAAAAAGGTTAGAACCTGTTCCAAGGAGTCTAGCTTCAATTGTGCAGGCATATCATAAAGCATAAAAGTATTAATATAGTTATCTATATCAGCATCTGATATCTGAGATGATGAAGGGTTTCTCGTAATACGTCTTATCCTTATTCTTATCTGCTCTAATGTAGATAATGTGTTATCTGGTGTAGGCATAACATTTATCCTAAAACTAATTATAAGTATTAAATAAGTTCTATCTTGATGAAGTAAATAATCTCGATGTATCTAAATCTTCATCTTCAAAAAACTCTAAACTTTCAAAATTGTATCTTCTCTTAAACCTAGCAACACGTTCAAATGATTTACCATTCTCATCAGTAGCATATTCATGGATAGGAACCTTACCTGTTGTAGCTAAATGCTTAGCAACACACTTAGGAAGAGTTCTGATCTCTCCATCTTTTATAGTATAAGTCTTTACACCATCTGCTTTGTATTTACGATATGAGAACGTCATTGTCCCACCAGGAACTTCGTCATAAACAAACTTACCTTTGACTAACTCGTTGTCTCGTTCCCTTCGCTGATTAAGTACTTGACTCTGTGATCTTACTGGAACACCAGTGTTAATAACTTTTGCTTGTGCCATATGGCCTCCTAAATATTAAAATAGTATAGTTTATGGCTGTCACTTTTAGCTTGTGGGCCCATAAATGCCCAAATAGGCCCACAAGCTAATTAGTTAGTAATACTAGATAGTGTTAGTAACTAATTCTGATTTACCGGCATACCAAATGACGATATCGTCATTGTTTCCGCCAGGACCTGTTGTTCCACCAGCAAGTATTACACCAATAAAACCTTGGTTGTAAAATTTACCAGGTGCATCCATGTATGATGCATATCCAGAGTTCTCTCCAATAACGGTTACTGAAGGTGGTGTGAATGGAACTGCTGTATATACAGGGAAGTTGAATGCTGTAAATGCAGATGCATCAATATCAACAGTAAATGTATTTGGAGGTCCAGCTGTTACTGCCGTGATATTACCAGTCAAACCGTTAAGCTGAGTCATTCCACAAGTAGAAGGAATGTTAAACTTAACCTTTTGACCTACTGCATAACCATGATCTACCAATGTTGTTACAACGCAAGGACTTGCAGCTGTAATGTTAGCGATATTTCTATTGCTAGGTGTAAACATTCTGTAGATTTCAAGGTTAGGAGCTACAGTTCTATAGTAACCAGCAGCACCTGCAACTCTACCAGGAGCTGTTGCTATGTTGTTAGATAGCTGGAAAGACGTATTAAGAGTTACTGTGTCTACAGAGAAATCTAAGCCATTAAGGTTGTTATGGTTTGTATTGTTCAATCTAACAATACCGCCAGCTAACAAGCCAGCTGTACTAGCTGTGCTGTAAAGTGGATCTACAACGTTAGTACCAGCTGTTACTGCAGTGTTAGCACCTAATGCAAAAGATGAAGAATCTATTACATTAATAGAGTTAGCAGCAACGTTTGATGCCATTGTTTGATCGCCAGCAGGACGGTATTTAATGATAGTATTGGTAGTCATACCTTTATACCATTCATACTCTACGCCGTAACCATTATTTGCGGCCGCATGCTGTGTATAGTTTATTATTTTAATATAATCAGCATCTGAGCGGATCTTTAAAGTGTGATCGAGACCATCAGATGTAAAATTTCCTTGTTGGAATATGTTGTTCATAATTTCTCCCTTAATTATACTGTTGATTTAAGATTACAAATCCATGCATCATTAGTAATAGCTTGGCCATGAGACATCTTCCAACCACCTGTTGAATTCAACTCAAGAGGTCCACCAGCTTCTCTGGTACTATGATAAAGAAACTTTGCATTGCTAGATTCTAAACCAATTGTTGTATATGCTTCCATGCCAGCAATAAGGGTATTATAAACATCGTTACCTAATGCAGATGCTGTAGTTGATACTGAACCACGAGAAGATAGTAAGAATCTTACACGCCCTACAGTTCCCCACTCTGCTTGATCAATCATTCCCTTAGAACCATATTCATGTGTTCCTAGAAAACCATTGATGTTTTCTAATGTAGAAGACAAGTTGGTGTTTCCCATTCCAATATATGCATTTGGGACAGGCGCTGTTCCAAATTTGTTAGAAGCTTCTAGTGAGCTAGCTACGGTCTTAGCGTCATGATTCAACAATGATTTAACACAATCTTGAATATCTGAAAGTGTAATTTCAGTTGGAGAATCGCCAGAAACACCACCAACAGCAAATATCGTAAATGCTGTAGTAGCTAATAGATCTCTAATAAGATCATCTTCCGTTTGCCTCATTGAGCGTCCAAGTAACTTAGCTCTTTGATTCAATACTGGAGACTGTGACGTTAGATCGACTTGTTCATTTATTTCTGTCCATGTGCCGTAAAAGTTAATCTTTGCATCAACGAAAATAGAAGACATTGATTTTGATGGTGGTGTTACGCCTGTATTCCCTAGAGGAACAGTAGCGCTACCAATATCATCATATCTTTCCATACGAATAGTATCACCACTTCTTGAAGCTAAGTTCTTCTTCATAGCAGCTTTGGAATGGATAAGATTAGGCTCTTCCATACTAAGAAGAATTCTATCGTAATAGACCTGTACTGGTTGAGGTAAAGTTGTTGTTGTTACTCTTGCCATAAGATTTCCTTAAGTAATAATCCATAAAATTATAAATTACAGCTTAAGTCGGACGAGGCTCGTACAGATATAAACACAAATCTATATCCATTACAGTCCTGAACTTGCGAGGTCCTGTGAGATAAGAAATCTCTAACGCGAAACTATAAGAGCATATGTTGAAAACTTCTTGGCTTGCGAGACCTAGAAGATTCCCGAGTCTTAACTCAATGGTCAAGATTCAAGAATCCTCTTACACAGTATCTGGATTGCGAAGTCCATTACGCAGCATTCAACATACTTTCGTATAGTCAGCTAAGTATAACAAACAGAACTATAAATAAACAAATTTGATTTTAAATTACTTCTTACTTGAGATAATCCTAGAAGCTAATAATGTTGCTAAAAATGGAATACCATAATTAATTATCTTATCAATGAATCCATTAAATGTAATAAACAAATACTTCTTAGGATTAGTACCTATCGCTTCTAAATTAGCAGACGACCTACCATAAGCTTCCTGGATCTTATAACACTCCTTAGCATAACCAACTAAGTTAACACCCTTTTCAATAGTTATCCTTGCTGGACTGTAATTATAATACTTACAATAAAATATTATTAATGGAGATGCTAGTACAAGAGCCTTTATTGCACCCTTAGTAGTCAAGATATCATTTAACACATTATTCATGCCCTTAACAACCCTGATTATTCTGCTTTTAGGCTCAACCTTGTTATTAGAAAAACAAGTACTAAAACATAATAATAAAATAAAAACGATCTTTTTCATGAATGCCCCTAAACATAATTAAATAAACTATATTCCCCTATACATAGCTTACCAAACTATATCTAAGATGTAAAACATTGATATTTATATTGTCAATACTTTTTTAACATGGTACTTTTTCCTATTATTATTAAAGTACTACTAATTTTTAATAGGAGTAATCAATGTAATAGAAAATATTAAATACAGTTAGAGAAAAATATAGTTCAATATAAATAAGAAAGAGAATTCAATGATTAAAAAAACATTAGCAACATTTATGACGATTGCTACATTAGTAACTGCTAATTTAAAGTCAATACAAATAGATAGAAATAATCTATTTGTTCCTCATGCACTAGGTGTAATAAAAGTATCACATAATAATAATGGTTTCAGTATATTAAAAGATAATGAAATCTATAGAGTCCAAAACTGTTTCGTTGATGAAGTAATAAGAAACATAACCAGTAAGCAGTTAAATTATTTCTTGGGAAATGTTAGAAATGTAATGATATCTGGTGGGTATATAGAGCTTAGAAGAGTTTTCATACACTCAGATATAGAAAAAATAAGCAACTTAGGCACATTTACACAGCTATCAGATGAAGAAAGCGAAGACATAGCTAGGCAGCTTAGTTGCTCAACAAACTATTTAACCGTCTCACAACTAGATGATGGTGAATATGTCATACATGCTAAACAAAGACTAAATGGCGGTGGACCTGTCGCAGCTGTAGCTGGATTTTGGTTCGCAAAAGGATCAATATATGTAATATCTTATGGATTCTCCTCTTTGGTAGCTGTGGCCGTTACAGCAGCTACATTAAATCCAGGAGCTGGAGCTACTGCTGGAGCCCTAACAATGCAAGCGTTAGCAGTTCCAACAGAAGCGGTAAGTAATGCAGCAGGTGCAGTTTTTGCTACAGCCTTCGCAGCAACTCCAACTCCTTAAAGAATAGAATACAAAATGACCGCTTTACATTCAGCTTATTTAGTTATCTTTTTTATGTTAGGTATGGTTAGTGGAGATATCATATTTTTTATATATAAAAAGGTAACAAATTGAAAGAAGAATTTATTTATTATCTTGTTGGTATATTCTCTAGTTTTCTTGGAAGACTTAGTGGTTATGTATTCAATAATCTAATTAATAAAAACAAATAATTGTTTCTTTTAAGGACTAATTACACGCCTGTTTTGTAGGCATCGCAGGCGTGTAATATAAAAGAAGAGAAGAGAAATACTTCTAACCCATTGCTCGTTCAGTAGCAATTCTTATAATTTCATCTCTTACCGATTTATCTTTAAGATCAGAATAATCAGAAGCGTGACTTAGATCAGATTGACTCTTAACAGCGCTAGTAGGTCTTGGCTTAGCGATGTTATCTTCAACCCGCTGCTTCTTAATTTCATAGTCTTCAGAAATATGTAAGCCAAACTTCTTTATTATGTTATACGCTGATACTCCAGTTGTATAGATATCTCTAGACTGTTCTAATGTTGCTGCTATCTCTGGAAATCTATTTTTAAGGATAGATATACTCTCACCATTAACAATCTTCCCAAAGTCTGGATACTGTGTCTGTAACTTCATCCTAGAGTTATTAGCAGCCATCTCAGACATATAACTCTTGATTTGTTTTATTTCTTTTACTTGAGGATCTTCAAAATCATCAAGATCATTTTCTACTGGCTTATTCTTAGCAGCTTCTAATACCTGTATTCTTGCAAGGTACTCATCACGCTCACGTTGGAACTGATTCCTAGATGCTCGTAATGCTTTAATGTTTTCCTGTTTTTCTATTTGTTTAGCTTCTTTTCTACTAATATTACTATCTTCTTTAATATCTGAATTATCTTCTCCTTTATGTGAACTATCGTCGCCACTAAGAATTATATTATCTGATTCTTGTAATTCATTAGCTTTGACCTCTTCGTTTTGAACTTCAGTTTCTATAACAGCATCCTGTATTATTTCTTCTGACATGTTGCTCCTAAAAATTTTCTTTTAAATGATTATCATTTAAATGCTCTTCATTTAGTTCTATAGCTTTAACATAGAGCCTACCAGTTACATAATCTATCACAAAAGGTAATAACGGATCATTTACCATATTTAAGTCATGTCTTTGTTTAAACATATCTTTACATAATTGTTTAGATGGAATCATCCATAAAAAGGTTAAAACTTCATCCTTGGAGTTAAACTTATATACAGCCTGTTCATAACTTGGAGTTGGGCATGACTGCCTAGCATAGAAAAAATTACGTAAAACCTTACTTATAAGTCTTTCTCTTTTAGTAAGTACAACAACATAAAAAGTATCAGTATACTTCTTCTTACCATCTATAGCCGTATCCTTAAGGGTATCCATATACCCCTTATTCATCTCTTTAGAAAGCTCTCTAACCTCAACAGTGTCATTATTAATCTTCTCAGATGCCTTAAGACACTGCTTGCCTATATCGTTATACTCACTAGGAGCTTCAATCTTCTTTTTCACTATGCCCTCTTATTTCTTTTTATTTTTCCAAGGCTTATCCTTTTTCTTATCTTTTTTAGGCTTCTTCTTATCAGTATTAATACCCATAACGCTATCAAAAACATCTCTTGGTTTTCCCTTGGGTTTCACGGCAGCTGGACTCAAAAACATCTTCATAGCTACTCCTTTATAAGTTTGCGCCAAGTGAATTACCCGACATTCCTGAATTAGTGGTGTCAGATGGTATTTTATCCTTAGTCTGACCTGTAACAATAGCACTACCCAATTGTTCAGCATTATTGTCTTGGCTGGTCTTAGCATCAACTACCTGAGATAACTGTAAAAGCTTGGTAAGTTGAGAAAGATCAACGTCATCCATCTCTTGAAGAGTCTTAGCCAAGTTAAGCATAGCTTGCGTCTTATCTTTTTCTGCTTCCTGTCTACGTTCGTCCATCAAGCCAATGTTACTATAAACTCTTGAATCTCTTTCCTTAGCGAGGGAAAGATCTGATTGAACTTTAGCCTTAGCTAGTTCAGCTTGAGATAACTGGAGCTGTTGTTGTGTCTGCTCAGCCTTCTGTTGTGCTTCAGCCTGTTGCTGTTTTATCTTATCCATCTGTTCTAGGAGCTTATTCTTATTTTGTAATGTCGCAGCTTCTATAATAGCTTCATCAGGAATAGGCATGCCGATCTCCTTGAGCTGGATTAATTGGGAAAATTGCATGGCTCGTTGTGTGGTTGTATTAAACCCTTCCTCTACAGCAGCGTCATATCTACCAAAAGCCTTATTGTAGAATTGAGGGGCTGGTTCTTCTTCTATAATCCTCTTAACTTTTCCAGGTGTGTAGTTAGCCTGTATTGCTGATAACATTATAGTTCCAAGCATCTTTTGGGACATATCAAGCTGATCAAAGAGTGTCTGTAATGTTGTAAGTCCTGCACCCTGTCTCAGCATAGACAGAATGCCTGCCTTATCGTCAGAAGCACTACCCAATAACTCCTCGTTAACACCAGATATCTCTTGGATCTCCTTAGCCATCTGCTCCGATAACTGGAACATGCTAGGTGGAATTAATGGGGCCATAATTTGCTCAGCGTCAGTCATCTGAGACTCTGCCTTTAAGGCTAATCCTTTACCCTGACCAGAAAGGAAAACATCGTCAGGATTAACTAAGGCATCCTCTTTATATTTCCAACCTGAATTTATTTGTGACTCTTGGATATCGAGCTCAATATTCTTACGTCTGTTAAATAGGTATTGAGGATCTCTCAAGCCACGGACCATAGATTGCATCTTTAATGAGTATGTTGAGATGTTAGGATTAAAATATGCCATGACAGGTACAAAAGGATACTTGTCTATGCCTAGTGGGTTGAGGCCGTCATAAGCTACTGAGCCTTGAAGTAATATAGCCATCTTTACTGTAGGAATCTCTATCTCTTCAACTGTCACAGAAGGATACATCCTAAGAAACTCAGCTAAGCCTTCATCTGACTTACCTTGCCATTCCATAGTTTCACCAGTCTGTGTATCGATCATAAGCTTCTGAAAGCGTGAGTCTAGATAATAATATTCATCATATGATAACAAGTTCTTCTTATCTAAATGACTATTTTCAGGCATAAAAGTAAAAATGTTCTGTGGCCTTATATGTGATACATCTTCTATAAACTTTTTCTTGTCTGGTAATAGAGCTCTTGCCTGCATAGGACTAACAAAGGATCTCTTCCATAAACAGTTACAATCCGATAAGTCTGCTTTTCTGAAGAACGGATCTATTAAAAAACTATTGTAAGAGAGTACGTCAACCTTCAAGGAACCTGAAACTGGATCTTGTCTATAATCGTTCCACAAATGTAGAAGACTGAGGCCTGTAGTTAACGAATCATTAAAAGCCTGTGATATAGTCTCAAGAACATACTCTTTCCGGCTAATATGTGAAAAAATCTTGGAATATTGATCCGCTGTCTGCTGGTCCCCATTTTCTACTGGAACACAGATTGTAGATTTTCTTGACTGCCTTTGCTTTCCAGACACCATCTCCACAACGCGACGGATCCTATTGAAATTGAAGACGTTACGACGGTTCTTGGCTTTACCGCTGTATACCTCATCCCAAACAGATTGGTCACCTGAATAGAATCTATTGTCCAAGTCGGCTTCGTACCAGAAGGCCTGATTCTTATCATTATATATATGATAGAACTCAGTCATCTTTTCTTTTATTTCATGTCCTTTTTGTGAGTACAAATCTACAGAATCTGTAGGAAATAGCTTCATTACAACACTCCTATTATATGTTTCAGTATAGATTTTATCAGAATATATCTAATACAGATTATTTACTATCCTAACGGGTTGAAATTACCTCTATCAGTACCATACATCGCCCTATTATATCTAGAATTTAGTTCTTCTGGGGATGTTCCTGTTACAGCCTTTTTATAAGATACTGCTAAGTACCTAAAAGCGTCGGCTGCGTGGGAATCCATATGGCAAAACTTGTTCGTATAGTCCTGCCTCTTCTCATCCCATACATATCTATATAGGTTAAGATTCTTTACTAAACAAGAGCACTTATCTTCATCAATATAGCATTTAGCAAGTGCTACCTTTGCAGCCTCCACTCCATCTGATACATGCAGCTTAGGTGAGATTATAAAACTAACACCCAACCTAGAAGCCATGTCACGCCTAGATACTCCAGTAGAAAAGGAATGGTTCTCCATATCATGTGGAGCTATATGTTTGCCATACTTATACGGCTTAGTATCAAGAAACTTAATATAATGCTCTAAGCCATGCTGGTTGTTCTCGTAGTAATCTATTATATGAATACTCTGACCACAAATCTGAAAAAAGATAATGACTGTCTTGTCAGCATATCCAAGATCCCAACTTGTATGTACTTGGAATGAGGGCTCCCATGGAACATTTGTAATCTGATTATTATTATTGATTTGATTCATTACCGTAGCAAAGACACTGCCACGCACTCCTTGGTCAAACGATACGTAATACTCCTGCATAAACATATCATGGCTCATCGAAGCACGCTCTTCCTCTAACTTCTCCTGAGACAAGTGCATAGTCTCGTCTACGTTCTTTCTATAACAAAACCAAGCTGGTGAATTACTAGCAACCTGATAAAGATCGTAGAAATGATTTTTCGAAAATGGGGTGCTTATAAATATTGCTACACCGTCGTTACTTGCTAATACGGGACGAATGGTTGTATATGCCATAGGGTTTTGATAAGCATATTCGCTAAAAATTACCATATAAGGGTTAGTGCCACGTAGTCTATCGTACTCAGAGCTACCTAAAAACTGAATCACGCTTCCATTAATAAAAGTGACCTTCATCTCTGAGGAGTTCTTCTTACATATAGCATCAGGAAGATAGTCCAGTATTTTTATACCAGAATTATCAATAGCATCCCAGATAGCCTTTCTTGCATTTGAAAATGTAGGGAAAATATAGAATACGGTACATGCTTTTTTAAGGCATTGTCTAAGCGCAATTTGCAAGCAGGTTAAATCTTTTCCTGCCCTTCGCCCAAGGCAAATGAATATCTTCTTAAAGTTATCTCTCTCTACAGCGTTAACTATAGGTATTTGATAATCCCTAAAAGTAAACTTCTTCATAGCTATCCTGGTCTCAACGTTCTTGGTTAGATCATTCATCTGTATGCTTCTCGTTAGGATCTCTTAATATACGTCCTATTATAGAAACAAAGTCATCCTTAGATAGCCCTTCCTTATCATTAGCTATCTTAAGTTTAACCTGTCGTTCTTCAGCCTCTTTCCATTGCTTATCATACGTATATTGCATTGTTTTAAAAGCAAGTCCTTCTGCATTCTTAGCAAGCGCTGCAAGCTCTCTGTTAGTTCCTAAGACCTGCATTGTAAAGTTGTATGCGTCTTCTAGTGTTTTTGACTTAGGAATCCATCTAATAAAAGTAGATAAAGTCATATTCTGATAATAAAGAAAAGTATTAAAACAATAGAGTTCATTAGAAGACTTTACCCACTCAACCATTACATCTGCTATATAGGTTAATTTTTTTTGAGATATAGGTTTTTTAGGATCTTCCGGATAGGCAATATCAAAAGTTTGTTTATATCTTGGCGTAGCTATCGTAGGGGATTTCTTATTTGATATGATATGCTGACGGCCCTTCGCTCTATAGTTACTCTCTGCCATATTCTCACCTCTTATTTTAACGAACTTACTTCGAATTCAGTCCTTGGATTATCAGACCAAAGTTTTCTACTTGAGCATAATGCTATAAGGTCGGGACGTAGGTAATGATATTGGCCATTTAGTCTAGATTGTTTCAGTCTGGATAAAGAGTTAGATATTTTCATAAAAAAGGTTATATCAATACTTAACGGTCCTATTAATATAGGTTCATTATACTGTGATTTAATAATGAAAGACAAATCATTCATATATTTTCTTTGATCGTTATAAGCTCTCCCATCCTTCAGGAACCGTGGCCTATGCTTAGGAACAGGATTACCAGGCAATACTATCTTCATGCGACAAATATACCATAAATATATTCTAATATATGCTTGACATTCTTTGTATATAGTTTAATATAGTTGTATATAGTTACTATATACAGAGAGGGTAGAAATGTCATACGAAGAAGAGTCTTTTTTAGACTATGAATATGAAGACATAATGGAAGATATGTTTAAAGTGAAAGAAGCAGCTGATTATCTTAAAGTTAGCATTATGACATTACAACGCTGGGATAGGCTTGGAAAGTTTAAAGCGTTTAGAAATCCTATAAACAATTATAGACAATACAGAAGAGAAGATCTGGAAGAACTTGCTAAAAAAATAGCTCACAAATCTTAGTTAGTTAGATGTAGATTAAATAACTTATATTTTAAAGGAAACTGATATGATAAAAAGAAAACAAATATGGATAAATGCTGCTGCCCAATTAAAAGATACTACGGACAAGATAGACTTTCTTAAAAGTATTAAAGACGAGCAGAGCAAGAGATTACAAGAATTATCTGAGTTTAAGGACTCATCTGGTGGGGGTTATGAATTCAAGGAAATCAATCGTATAGGAACAATTCAGTATAAAAATATTCCAGAGCTTAAAGACCTAGATCTATCAGCGTATCGTACTGAAGACTCTAGTTTTTGGAAGTTAAATCTTAAGAAACAATTCAAAGAAATAGTAATGTATTCTAGCGTAGAAGATCTTGTTAATAAAGTATTATAGGAGTTCTTATGTCGAACAATATGAACAAAGTTATTATGCAGGGCAATTTAGTAAAAGATCCTGAGTGTTCTGATATTGGCGAGACCAGACTTTGTAAGTTAGTACTAGCCAGCAACAGAAGTTATAAAGAAAAAGATGATACCTGCTTCGTTGGATGTCAATGTTGGGGTGGTATAAATAAAGTAGTAGAAGCTTACTTAGTAAAGGGCAGTGCTGTACTCATAGAGGGCAGGCTAAAATTAGAATCATGGGAGTCTAAAGATGGTGAGTCTAGACACAGGCACATAGTTGTCGTTGAGTCACTTGTAATGCTCCCTAAAGGTGAAAATTCTAAGAGTTAATTATGAGTGGAAAATATACACAAGAACCCAAAATAGAGTTCTATAAAGCATTCTTAAAGTCTCAGTCAGAGTTTCCAGATATGCCTAAAAGTAAAAGTGGCGCTAGGGGTTTTAAGTATTCTAACCTTGGAGAAATATTTAAGTTAGTTCTTCCAATACTCCATAAAAATGGAATATGCGTAGAGCAAGATATAACTTCTAACGAGCAGGGCCAGCATCTAGTTTGTACAAGACTCACACATGCAGCAAGTGGTGAATGTTCAGAGTCTTTTACCTTGATACCCTACAGGGAAGAAGATTTTAAGAGTAAGATCAGCTTCCAAGTATATGGTACTGGTTATACATACTTTAAAAGATATGCCCTAGCTTCTAAGCTGTGTCTATACACCGATGAAGACACAGATGGCTACGTTACAGAGAATAATTCTTCTAGAGGTTATGTTAAAAAAGAGTTCACACCTAGTGAAAACTTCTTTTAATTAGTTTCTATAATCTTATAAAGGTTATTAAAACAATCATTAATCTTTTTGGCGGTATGGAATCTTATTTTATCTATATCGCCAACAGCCATCTTCTTTATTGTTCTTCTGTCCATACACATAGCTAAAGCTAAATTAGACATATTCATATTCTTAAGATTAACTAGCTTTCTAACATTATCGCTAATAATAGGAAGAAGGTCTTTGTAATTATCTTTAGTTACATCTTCTAGGTTCGTAAGTGTTAATTCTTTGTTTTCTCTTATATTATCCATGCATACTCCTGGTTATGGCATTAATTTTTATATAATATACAGGACTTCCTCAAATACTTGAAAGATCTGTGCTAGAAGTATTTTAAAAAAAAAGATACTCTCCTAAAAAGAGTTAATGAAGAACCTTAAAGGAGAGTACCATGCTAAACGTTAGCACAAGCGCTATAGAAGAGAAGTTAGATTTAATCTTAAATAAGCTAGACGAAGAAATAGAAGAGTCTTATGAGTCTAAGGAGACTGCAAAGTTAAATGAGGCAATAGCACTAGCATCATTAGAATTTCCTATAATCAAAGTAAACAGACAAAACCCATACTTGGCATCGGGCTACTCAGACCTACATGAAATAATGGTACGCATAAGACCTATCCTTGGTAAAAACGGTCTACATGTCTCCCAAAGAATAAAACTTAAAGACTCGGTCACAATACTTTGTTCTAGAATATGGCACTCATCTGGCCAATGGATAGAATCTAGAGTTCTTATTACCCCAAGCAAGAATACAATAGAGTCTTATGGTTCAAATTTAAACTCTATGAAACGTTTTGAGATTATGGATATGTTGGGCCTCACAGTTTCAGGGGATCCGTTTGATGACGATGGTGAAGATGATATGCAAATAGCTAATGAGCTAGCTGAAGGAGGCTCTCAACTCAAAGCCTTGTATAACAAAAAAGAAGAATCTTTTGCCGTTATAAATAATAATGAGTACGCAGAGCTCATGAAAGAGCTAGATGATCAAGAAGACCTGGCTGAAGATATCTTGGATAAACTTCATATAAGATCACTTAGAGAACTACCTGCCACTAGGTACGCACCAACCATGAATAGAATAAGAGCCATAAAGAAAAAAAGAAGAGGTTGAAATTACGTAAACTGGCAACCCCCGGGTTGGTGACCCTACGGGTTGGTGACCCTAATCGGACTCGAACCAATGTCTAAGGAATGAAAGTCCTTAATTCTAACCAACTAAACTATAGGGTCATTAGTTTATTCTTAGTCTGAACTATCAAATAAACCAGCACGACTACAATAGTCCATATAAGCCTTGTCACCTATTAACGCCTTAAATTTCTCGCCTACTGCAAGATCTGACGTTGACATGTCCTTACTGCAGATAGGTGCTTCTTGTGGCTCACGAGTCTTGTATGGGTACTTATCGCGGTACTTATCAGCATCAATCTCTTCTGAAAATATATGTCTATGATAAAATCCATTTTCTTTTAATAATTTCTTTATTTCTGCTGCTTCCATATTGCTTCTAAACTTTAATATATCAAAAATCCATTTAAAACTATTCTTACACTCTGGAAACGACTTTAACTTGTTCTTAACAAACTGAATATCATCTGCAGAGAATAGTTTTATAATACCAATTTCCATTTTAGTCAACTGGAAAGCACTTTTCGGCGGAACCCATACGAGATACTCCTTGCTAGTAGAGATAAGATATTCTTCGTAAGCTAATACTGTGCCATAGTACTTACGTCCAGTGAAATATCTAGATGCAATAGGTTTATCAAGCTCAGATAAATACTTGAATTTATACTCAGTACAGAACCGTAATTCTATTTCTTCCCTTTTTTGGGTCATTCTTGGTCTCCTCCCTATAAAGTCAACATACTCACCAAGTGGAGTTCGATCTTCATAATATACTATGTCACTTGGATGCTCTGGAGGGAGTACTGACGCAATACTGGTATGGTCAAAAACATATTTACTGTGGGATATAGCCTCTTCTTCGTAAATCTTAGCTATTTCATAACTATTAACATATTTCGTTGGAACATATACCCCGCCTTTCTTATAATGGTTATTCTTTGAATAACTATTATTAAGAAATAATAAGCTTAATACGCAAAATGTTTGGAAATATCGATGTAGAGCAGGTATTGACTTGAAAATCTTCTGCATGTTCTTCCTGGAACCGTTATCATTCTTGGAGATAAATACCATATCTTCCTTGAACTTATCTCCATAACCGTAAGCGCAAGTTCTCTTTTCATAGATATTGTTTTTTATATCTACATTTTTCCACCCACGCTGTGTCTTGTTAATTATGCCCTTACTATCTAACTCACCGAGAAGACCATTAACCGTCCTTAAAGAACAACCTAGTTCGCAAGCTAGCCATGTTTGTGATGGAATAACAGTATCAAAATCTATAAGCAAACTTACTAGCTTATGAATCAACCCTCTCTTGTTATAAACCATACTCGTGTAAAAGTATGTCATAGCCGTAGCCTCATTAGCTCTTGCTATAACTCTCTTGGATTCTGCTATAAATTCATTGGCTTTCTGCTTTTTCACTAAAGCACCAATAGGGAGCTTAGGTTTATACCGGACTTTAGGGGTTTTATTTGATTTTACTTGACTTTGGCGGAGATAAGGTTTAAGGTGAGTCATATAAAGCTTCCTTGTAAGTTGTTTTATTTTGTGGTTCATGCTGAGAACTAAAACCATAAAGAAAATTTTGGTCTTTGTCAAAGCGAAAGCTGGCGCAAAGGCCATTTTTTTCGTTTATACAATATTCTAGACTATATTGACTACAATAATCTAAATCGATATTATATTGTATCTTAGGGGTTTTATTTGATTTTACTTGACTTTGGCGGAGATAAGGTTTAAGGTGAGTCATATAAAGCTTCCTTGTAAGTTGTTTTATTTTGTGGTTCATGCTGATAACTAAAACCATAAAGAAAATTTTGGTCTTTGTCAAAGCGAAAGCTGGCGCAAAGGCCATTTTTTTCGTTTATACAATATTCTAGACTATATTGACTACAATAATCTAAATCGATATTATATTGTATCTTAGGGGTTTTATTTGATTTTACTTGACTTTGGCGGAGATAAGGTTTAAGGTGAGTCATATAAAGCTTCCTTGGTAAGTTGTTTTATTAGTGGTTTAGTCTGATAACTAAAACCATAAAGAAAATTTGACCCTTTGTCTATGGCAAGGGGTCAAATTTTCGTATATACACGCCATTTCTTTCAATTTAACAAAATATAATTTTAATCTTATAGTAATAGAAGCTAGTTAGTGTTCTAAATAAAAAAGGATGATAATGATGTTTCTAGATAATATAAGATTCTTATTTAAATCTGACCTACAAGACCTAAAGAACAGAGTAATTGAATGCAGGACCTGGTCTGATAGCTTTAGAATAAACTCCATAAAAGAGATCAAAAAGCTTAAGCTAGAAGTTTCTAGACTTACTAATAAAATCAAGAAGCTAAAACCAAAGAAAATGTAAAGTTACCAAAAAATAATTTTGATCCTATAATATCTATATACTTCATGTTCATGTGGAGCAGGTAGTTTTTATTCGCATACTTTCTTCCTGTTCCGCATATATAAAATAGACTTCTTTTTGTACTTAGCCACTTAACATATGTGACAGAAACTTAGTGTTCGGTTTCTTAGCCTATGCGGTGGCTAATTCTATTTATACTTAATATTATTCTTGACGTCATTGGTAACGTATGACAAGCTTTAAATAATAATAGTGAGTTTAATGGTGAGAAGGAGACATGTAATGCAAGATTTTTTTGATAAAATTATGATTAAGTATCATAGATTTCTAATTAAACACTATAGTGATAACGAACAATTACAAAAATATTTAGATAAACAAATTTATCCTGTTTATCAAAAATGCACTGATGCAGTTAGTGGTGTAAGTAAAAAGCTATCAAAATCATCTCCTTCTTTTGATTGCTTTAATGAGTTTGTATTTTATAGTAATAATATTAATTTCAATTCAAGAAAAATCAAAGGTTTAGAAGAAGAATTAAGGCTTATGATAGATACTTTTAAGACTCATATTAAGATGCTAATTTTGTTTAGACTTCAAAAAGATAAGGAATTAAGTGAATAAGCTGAATGAGTATTTAACTATATCTGAAGCTGCAAAGTTTATTGGTGTTAGTAAAAATACACTCAGAACCTGGGAAAGAGCAAACAAGATAAAGACTTTACGTAATCCAATGAACCAGTACAGACTCTATAAAAAAGAAGATCTAGAAGTATTACTTAAAAACATAAGCAATTACATGTTAGCTAATGGTTAAAAATTAGAGTATTTGAATAAAGAAAAGATTTATGTAACATGATAGATATGAACTCTTATAAGAATAGAGGAATAATTATATGTTACATGATAAATTATCTCCTAGGCTTAAGCTTCTAGAAAGCATGTCAAATTGCTATCCCTTATCTAAATATAGGCCTCAAATAGAACAATATATATTGTCCCATATGCCAAATATCGTAGGCAATACTCCTGAAATTATTGTAGATAGGCTTAAAAAATTTTTCCCTGAAATAACAAAAACTATAAATGAAATCGATAAGTTTTAATTTAATTTGTTTACAAAGCGGGGGGAGAGATGCCGAGATGCAAGTATGCAGTTCCATACGGTACATTAGTAATGTCGAAAAGAGATAAAGTGAATGACATTAAAGAAAAAAAGATATTCTTAATACTTAAAAGTATACTAATCTTAATTATTATTATATATATAGCATTCATTGCTTATTCAGAATTTTTCTCAAATACTGTAAAAATTACAGAAATAGTAGATATAATAACTATAGAAAAAATAAAAGTATGCGATGATTGCTATATATTAGATAATCATTATTTAAAAAAAAACCATATAAAAGATAATTTAGACATAACCTATGCATAACTCTAGGACTATCCTTTTACTCTTTGTTTAGCGGGCTTCTGACATACTCTAGAAGCCCGCCAATACTTAAATACATTTCTTATACAGATAAGCGGTATGCCTATCGTTAAACACACCGCTTGAAAGAAGAAAAGTGGCGTTATGGTTTGTTCTTATGTTCTTTCTTTTCCTTCTGCTCTTTATCACGAGCACTTCTGTCTTTATAATTTGGATTCTTAAAAATGTGAGCAGCAAGATCCATGTCCTGAAGGGGAACGCTTTTTTCACCTTCTTCAATAAGCTTTGGAATCCATTCAGTCTTTAAGCGACTTAAACAATTATCATGCTTATCCATAATAACCCATTTAAGACGTCTCTTGATATCACTAACGAATTCTTCTTCAGGTATATCATTCTGTATAACTTTTTGTTGTGTTTCAGTTAACTCGAAAACTAATTCATCGTCTAAATATATCTTCATATTAAAATGCCCTTATCATATATCCACTACAAAATGTTTGATTTGCACCAATATCTAAAACTTTAGTACCTAACTCAAATAATATGTCTACACTAAATATAGCAGTATCTCCTGCATCCATATCACAAACAGCATTATAGAAGTAAGACTGATTACCACCATCCTGATATTGGTATACAGAGTTAATCAAAGAGTATGTTCTATTGGATGTAATAATGCTAGGATCACCACAACTAGGAGGTGGAGTTGGAGGTGGTGGAGGAGAATACAATGACATTATTTTAAATTGCACCTCAAGAAAGTATAGACCAGTTACAGGCGCTGTAAACGTTGCTGGAACACCAGAACCACCTTCATCATAATTATTTGCCTTATCATAAACTTCTTGGCATGGTTGCGTAGCTCCAAGATAATAAACAGAACCATCACCAGTTGCATTATATACGTGTCCCTGCTGAATACCTAGAAATGCAGCCGATAGATATCCGGATGTTCCTAATGTTCCATCAGCAGCAACATAAACAGATCGTGCCGATTCACCAGCCATATTCTTACCATAAATAGCAGCTATCTTAGTAGTAGTATGTGCATAGGCTCCTGATGTTTGACCCATTTTTACAGTGTAATCTTCAGCTACTTCGTTTCCTATATTTATAGATTGATTGCCACCATTAAAACCAGCCCTATGACCAATTGCAATACTATAAGAGCCTCCACCATCACGTGAAGCATGATGTCCTAATATAGTATTATAATTACCAGCAACAACTCTGCCAGCCTCAAATCCCGCTGCCAGATTTCCTATTCCATCTACAACGTCATCAAGAGATCCATAACCTATAGCTGTATTATTATAACCATATCTTATTCCATTCATGGAATGATAACCAATAGCTGTATTATTGGAAGTCCCTTCTTTGACTCCAGCTCCTCCTCCATCATCTCCAAGCGCTAATCTGCCAAGAGCTATAGAATTTGTGCCAAAAGCATGCAAAATAGTATTGCTATTAATTTGAATCAATCCAGAATCACTAATATGATCATCCGTAGCAGGTAAGTTAATAAAATCATTTAGATTTACAGTAACTACAGGTCCAGTTGGATTAGTACAGTTAATATTAGCTCCACCATTAACATCAGTGACATCTCCGCCACTAACAAGTAATCCAAGCTTACCAGTATCGTCAACTCCTACTATATGACTAGTTGCGCCTATGGCTGTATTATAAATTCCGTGGATATAACAAGCGTCTTGCTGGCCGCTTCCGGTGCCTTGCGTGCCTATCCGGATAACGTTTGACTCTGCAGCCACTCCAATGTTTCCAATACTTATGTTGCTAGATTCTCCACCTACATATTCATAGCCAGATCTATAACCTAGAGCTAAATTATTTGAACCCGTGGTTAGCTGACCTAACGAATTTCCACCAAAAGAGCTGTTAAAATCGCCCGTAGTGACAAGTCCTTGGGAATCATGACCAATCGCACTACATGACTCAGAATCTAGCGCTGACGCCAATGTTGAGTCACCAAATCCAGAATTCAATTCTCCAGTTGTAAGGCTTTTTAAAGATTGATATCCAACTCCTGTGTTTTCTGTAGCATCTAACGTAGTCAATGTTCTATTACCAGCAGAACTTCCCATGAAAACGTTCTGTGTTCCGTAGGAGTGCATATAATCATTAACGCCAAGCGTGTACATACCCTCAGTTCCAGATGCGTTTGTTACTGGTAATACTATAGAAGTATCAAGGTTAACAGTAACTATAGGACCAGTAGAGCTCGTGCAATTTATATTAGTTCCACCGTTAACATCTGTTATATCACCTACGTTCACGGCTAAATTTATTGTTCCAGGCGTAGGATGAGATATTGTTACGCTACCATCAGTAGAATCTAGGCCACCCCAAATAGGTGAACTTCCAGCAACTCCAACTAATATTTGTCTATCAGTACCTGTAAAGACACCAAGCTTTCCAGTATCATCCACAAATACTATGTTGTTTGTAGCTCCCGGTGTAGATCCATAAATACCTGCAATAAGCGTAGTTGCTTGTTGTCCAGATCCTGTTCCTTGTGTACCAATTTTTATTGTGTTATTAAGACCTGCAGTTCCAGTGTTACTAATAAGGATATTAGATGAGTCACTTAAGGTCAGATTAGACCCTGTAGAAGCTCCGATATTTACGTTATATACACCAGTGGTAGCCGTATTGAAAGAATTTGCGCCTAGATTTGTATTATAACCACCAGTAGTTATATTTCGCCCTGAATAATAACCAAAATTTGAATTATTTACAGCAGAAGTCAAAAATCTGGACGATGATGATCCCGCGGACGTGTTCCTTGCACCAGTTGTGATCGCCCTTGTCGAATCATTTCCGTAGGCCGTGTTGTTTGTTGCGCTTCCTGTTGTTAGGGTTCTATTACCAGCTGAATTACCAGCAAATGTGTTATACGTTCCATAGTTGTGTAAGAAATCAAGGCCACCAAGTGAATATAAACCTTCAGTTCCAGCAGTGTTGGTTACTGGTAACGCAATCGAATCATCTAGATTCACAGTAACAGTAGGCCCACCAGGGTTAACTGTAGTTACGTTAGTACCACCATTAACAGTAGTAACAGTTCCTGCTCCGCCAGCAGATACCAAATGAATAGTACCTGGTGTTGGGTTAGTAATAGTTATGCTACCATCAGATGTCAATCCACCCCAAATAGGTGAACTTCCAGTGACTCCAACTAATAATTGTTTATCAGTACCAGCAAAAGAACCAAGCTTTCCTACGCTATCTACAAAGACTATCTTGTTTGTTGCTCCTGGTGTAGATGCGTAGATACCAGCAATATAAGTAGTGTCTTGTTGGCCTGATCCGGTACCTTGTGTGCCTATTCGGATGGTATTATTAAGTCCAGAACTTCCTGTATGACCGATCATTATGTTGGATGAGTCGCTAACTGTAAGTCCCGAGCCAGAATTATATCCGAGGGCTAAATTATTTGAACCCGTGGTTGCAGCGTTTAGGGAATTCATTCCAAGACTTGAATTATTTGAACCAGTTTCTATATTTCCGCCTGAAAAATATCCAAAAAAAGCGTTGTTTGATCCTGTGGTCAAATCCCTGGCAGAAATCGAACCCGCAGACGTGTTGCTTGCCGCAGTAGTTATAAGATGCATCGAATACGCGCCATATGCGCTATTATTTGTTGCACTTCCTGTTGTTAAGCTTCTGTTTCCAGCATATTCACCAGTAAAAGTATTATATGTACCATAAGCATGTAAGAAGTCTTTACTATCAAGTGAATATAAACCTTCGGTTCCACCGGCGTTAGTGGCAGGAAGAGATAGAGAGTCGTCTAAATTTACTGTGAGTGTGTTACTAGCTCCAGTAGTATTAATATTAGTTCCACCAGGAGCTAATATAACACCAGCAGCAGCAACAGCATTGCCAGAATCACTAGTAAACGTAGTTGCTCCACCACCAGCTCCAACTGCCTCTAGATTTACAGTATTAGCACCAAGAGAAACAGTTATAGATCCACCAGTTGATGTTATAGTTCCCCATGCAGCTGCTGCTCCGCCACCGATAATAACCTGGCCGTTAGTTCCATTAGTTATACTTGTAGTAACAATATGACTTCCTGATGCGCCATCAGTATTCAAAATACCAGCACCAGCAAATGTAATATTAGCTACATCAATAACAGCCGGACTGTTGGTATCAGTAATGAAAGTAGCAGCTCCGCCGCCTCCACCACCACCAACAGCAATCAAGTTTATAGCATTAGCAGTTTTAGCTATTGTTATGGATCCGTCACTTGAACCTAAACTTGCCCAAGTAGGAGCAGTTCCACCACCTATCAATAGATAACCATTAGCACCATTAGACGATCCCATAAGCCCTGTACTATCTATCTGGACAACTCCAGATGTAGCCCCTATAGCAGCATTGTATATACCTGCAATATAAGTCGTATCTTGTTGGCCGTCACTGGTGCCTTGAGTTCCTATATGAATAGTGTTTGACTCTGTAATTGTACCAGCATTTCCGATACATATATTATCAGATTCTGTTCCAGTGTAAGCGTATCCAGATTGGAAACCTAGGGTCGAATTATAGGTTCCAGTTAGTAATAGCCCTAGCGAATCTCCACCTACAGAGCTATTGAAACCACCTGTAGTAACCAATCCTTGAGAATCATGTCCTATGGCTGTTCCAGCTATAGCAGTAGTTGCCAAACCTAGGGCAGTGTCACCTATTCCAGTGTTGAGTTCGCCAGTTGTAAGGGTGCCTAAAGATTGATACCCAATTCCTGTGTTTTCTGTAGAAGTTGTTAGTGTTCTGTTTCCAGCTGAACTTCCAAGGAAAACGTTCTGTGTTCCATAAGCGTGCATGAAATCATTAGCACCAAGTGAATACAAACCCTCAGTACCAGCAGCATTAGTTACTGGTTGAACTATAGATTTATCTAAGTTGACCGTAATAATAGGACCGCCAGAGTTAGTACAATTTATATTGTCTCCACCATTAACATCTGTAATGTCACCTGTTGTAGCTAAGTTTATAACTCCTGCTGATGGATAAGTAATGGTTACACTTAGGTCAGCTGAATCTAGCTTACCCCAAACAGGTGAACCCGCAGTAACCCCAATTATGATTTGCTCATCTACTCCAGCCACAACACCTAATTTACCAGTATCGTCTACAGAGACTAACCCTCTTGTTGCACCCGGCGTAGAACCGTAAATACCTGCAATATATGTCGTATCTTGTTGGCCATCGGATGTACCCTGTGTGCCTATGTGGATGGTGTTAGATTCTCCAAGAGTACCAGTGTTAGATAACAATAGATTGCTGGACTCTGTTCCGATATAAGAATACCCAGATTGGAAACCTAGGGTCGAATTATATGTTCCATCAACTAATTGACCTAACGAATTTCCACCTGCAGACGTGTTGAACCCACCTACAGTAACTAATCCTTGAGAATCATGGCCTAGTGCTGTTCCTGACTCAGAAGTGGTAGAAGACCCCAAAGACAAGTCACCAAAAGCACTGTTAAGCGTACCTGTAGTTAGGCTAGTCAATACATGATATCCGCCGGCTGTATTTTTTGTTGCCGTAACTACTGTTAATGACCTATTACCAGCAGATTCACCAACGAAAGTATTTTGTGTTCCATAATTATGTAAAAAATCATTGCCACCAAGTGAATACAAACCCTCGGTACCTGCAGCATTTGTTACTGGTTGAGCTATGTATTTAGCTAAGTTAACAGTAACAACAGGACCGCCTGGGTTAGTACAATCTATATTGTCTCCACTATTAACATCTGTAACATCGCCAGCACCTGCCACTAAATGAATAGTACCTGGAACCGGGTTAGTAATAGTTATACTACCATCAGAGGTTAAGCCACCCCAAATAGGAGAACTTCCTGTAACCCCAACTAATAATTGTTTATCAGTACCAGCAAAAGAACCAAGCTTTCCTACGCTATCTACAAAGACTATCTTGTTTGTTGCTCCTGGTGTAGATGCGTAGATACCTGCGATATAGGCCGTGTCTTGTTGGCCGCTACCAACGCCTTGTGTACCTATTCTTATGATATTATTTAGTCCTGAACTTCCTGTGTGACCAATAAGTATATTAGATGAATCCGCTACTGTGAGCCCTGATCCAGAATTATATCCTAGCGCTAAATTGTAATTTCCCGTCGTTATTGCATTTAGGGAATTTGCTCCAAAACTACTGTTATTTCCACCAGTTTGGATATTTGCTGACGAAAAAAAGCCTCCGGACGTGTTCATTGAACCTGTAGTCAAATCTCTGGCCGATGTAGAACCCGTTGAGGTGTTGCTAGAACCAGATGTGAGTACGTGCATCGAATATGCGCCGTGGGCCGAATTATTCGTTGAAGTTGCTGTAGTCAGAGTCCTATTTCCGGCATACTCACCAGTAAAAGTGTTATATGTACCATAAGAATGAAGGAAATCTTTACTATCAATAGAGTATAGACCAGATAATCCGTCAGAACTTGTAGTTGGTTGCGATATAGATGTATCTAGATTAACGGTAACTATTGGTCCAGTACTATTTACTGCATTGATATTATCTCCGCCCAAAACAGCAGTGACATCTCCAGCTGTAGCTATTGAAATCCATGTAGCAACACCAGCTGTTTTATATAAAAGCATCCACACGGTTTTTATAGGTTCTATGTTAGCTATCCATATAGTCCCTATAGTATATTCTCTAAAATCTTGAGTTGTAGGTTCTCGCTTAACGAAAACCATATCTGGGGGCGTAGCAGCCCGAACGCCCAGATAAGAGGCACCGCTCTTTTTTATTGCCATTCCTTACTCCCTTTAATTTTTATTCTATTTAGCTCTCATGATTATTATAAATAATAGACCTACTACTATAAACTGTAATGCCGTAGATGCTAATAATATATAGTGTATACTGTTGATCATTTTTACTTTCTTTTTAAGTTTAAACCTGGCTATAAAGCAAAACTCCAGAGTATCCACCGGCAACCCAGTATCCATCGCCATACCCAATAGCAACTAGTCTTGTTTCTACGCCAGACGTAAGCGTTGTCCACGTTCCAGTTGGATCAGATTTTCGCGCTGCCATTTTACCATTCTCTCCAACCATTACCCATACACCATTTCCATATGAAACGTTATAAATGATATCATTAGTTGTAAATGGTCCAGGCTCATCAACAACCGTCCAACTACCAGTTGGTGCCGTTGTTTGATATGCCATTTGACCTGTAGATCCAACTATTACCCAATATCCATTTCCATATGCAGCATTCAAGATTGAACTTCCTGCGTCAAATGGAGATGTTCGTGTAGTAAACGTACTAGGGATTTGATAAGCTGTTGCTAGCCCGTTATCACTTCCAGTTGCAACCCAATATTCATCAGATCCATATTGAACACAGTTTATATGAGAAGTAAAAGGCTCTGTAGCCGTACTCCAACTTCCTCCAAGCGTATCCGCATAATGTATTACTGCAGGCTCTCCACCTATAGCCCAATAAGAATATCCATAATCACCACCATATGCATTTTCAGTACTAAAATTGAAACCTGTCCAATTACCACTTGGCGGTGTTGCCTTGTAAGAAAAATTTGTATTATACCCAGCTATACCCCAACTCGATCCATCATAGGCAACAGTTCTAACCATATCTCCGATCCAGTCACCAATACTTGTTGGAGAACTCCATGTACTTGTAGGGTCTGTTGTATAATTAATAGTTCCATCTTTACCAGTATTTTTTCGTCCTACAATAACCCAATAACCATCACTTCCGTATCTTACTCTCCATAAAAGAGAATTAGCACCAGTTTCAAAAGTATGGTCTGTATTGGCTGTCCAAGTGGTTGGTATCTTCACACGCTTCTTTGTCATTAATCCCTGTAAAAGCATAATTATTTATCCTTTATCATTTTTAAACCTTTATTGTTTTAATGGTATTCTACATTTAAAGAATACCATTAAATATCTTAAAGACACATCCATAACGACGTCTAGAGCTATGCTTCAACATCACCAAATATGCTAAACGTATTCGCAGCAATTTTCACAATAGCAGCTCCAGAATACTGTTTTACAAGTTTATAAGCATCATCTGCCGACCTAAACGTAACATCGGCCGCAGGCGTTAATGTTACCTGGCCAGCTCCCAGTTGTTGCACGTAGATAACCGATCCGATATCATAATCGACGGTATCATTCTTTGGAA